TCATGGGTTCTGCCTCTAATGTTTGTTTCAATTGATATGGACACTCTCGAGTTCGTTCACGTGCATAAACAGCACGAGATCGTCAGTGCGCTTGCGTGGCTTGAGATGCCAGACCGCTCGGTAACAATCGAGAACACCGACCGCGAGTATTTTCTTTGCAAAATGACTCCGCTTGAGTTGCGGATGCTTTATCGCAATACTACTACAGAAGACATCACAGGCACCGAAGATCTTGTGGTCAGGGAAATGCTAGCCACAGTAGTGGAGACGCAGCTCAAACCTACGTTCGCTCACTTGCCTGAGCTTGAAGCGCAAATTGCCGTTGTCGAAGACGATTTGCATAACGGTATCCAGTGGAGATATGCTCTCGGCGCAAAGCTCCCTGCTAAACAGGAGGAACTTTTCCCGCTGTCACAGCATTGCAGACCCCTCGACGTTATCACCGCGCAACAGGCCGCGCAGCGGGCCCCACAGCGCCGCAAGGTGCGCAGTGCCACCCCTGCCAGGGTAGCAACGGCCAACACACCACAGCGGCCAGCAGTGCCGAAACAGCGTATGCCTAGCGTGCGCCCCGTTATATGGGCGGTCGCCGACGCTATGTGGCAGGAAGCCGGGTCTCCTACCGATAAAGCTGTCGTGCTTGAACTACGAAAGAAAATGATGATTGCCCTTGAAACCGATAAGGGAATTAAAAGAACAAGTTCAAGTAATGAACTTGGGAACTGGATGAAAAATCGCTTAGCCTAAATTAGGGCTTGCATGGCCGTTCGCAGAGTGCTACGGCTAGCAAGTCCGCCCACTGGACCCTGATGGAGAATATCGAAATGGCCAAGGAACCGAAGAACACCGAGTCGAACGACGCGAAGGCGGCTGAAGCCGAAGCTGCTGCCGAAAAGCAGCGCAAGGCAGACGAAGCTGCCGCTGCGAAGGCGGAACGCGAGCGCGTCGCTGCCGAGAAGAAGGCGCAGAAGGAAGCGGAGAAGAAGGCCGCTGCTGAAGAGCGCGAGCGCAAGAAGGCTGAAGCCGCTGCTGAACGTGAGCGGAAGAAGGCCGAAGCGCAGGCTGCTCGCGAAGCTGCCCGGATGCCCGAGCAGAACGGTATTCGCCGGCCGAAGCCCGATGGTCTCTGCGGCCAGGCATGGGCAATCTTCGACGAGGTCAGCCAGCGCAACGGTGCTCCGGCGTCGATCGGCGAAGCGATGGATATCGCTCGCGAGAAGAACCTCAACGAAGCCAACGTCCGCGCCGAATACGCTCGCTGGCGGAAGTTCTACGGCATCACCGGCCGTATCGACGACCCGCGCAAGGTCGCCGAGCGCGAAGCCGCTGCGAAGGCCAAGCAGGAAGCCAAGGACGCTGCGGCGGCCGAAGCCGCTGCGAAGAAGCAGGCGGAATCCGCCAACGCTTAACGGCTACCTATCACCGCCGAAACCTGCTAGGGGTTGTTCTTCGGAGCAGCCCCTAGCTACCTCCCGGAGGCCAAGTGCAAAATATCCAACCAATCGAGAAGCGTGAGCTTCGGTCCGACGGCACCTTATCCGTTCACTCCATCTTCGAAACCATCCAAGGCGAGGGTCCTTTCTGTGGGATGCCTTGCGTTTTTGTGAGGTTGGCAGGATGCAATCTGCAATGCCCTGCCTGTGACACGGACTACACGTCAGGGCGCTCCCGCTACACGGTTGAGGCAATCCTGGAGAGTGTGACCACACTTCGCAAGTCCGGGCTGGTCGTCATCACTGGCGGGGAACCGTTCCGCCAAGACATTCGAAACCTATGTTGGGTCCTCCACGAGAACGGGTTCTTCATACAGATCGAATCGAACGGCACGTTACAGCCGGATCCCGGAATACCGTGGGCCTCGCAAGACCTGTCCCGCAAGTTCGGCACCTATCTGGTTGTCAGTCCTAAAACGGGAAAGCTGCACCCCGACATCTATCACCGCGCACATGCCTTGAAGTATGTTGTGCAAGCGGGTAACGTGCGCTTCGAGGACGGGTTGCCCATGCAAGCGCTTGAGCATACCTCCAGCCCCTACCCTGCCCGACCTCCCGAGGGATGGGACCGTCCGGTCTATGTCCAACCGATGGACGCTACATTCATCAACCCTGAAGAGGCTGTCGCACGGAACCGTCATAACTACAATGTCGCCGTGCAGTCGTGCCTCCGGTTCGGCTACACCCTGCAAATCCAAGTCCACAAAATCGTAGGAGTTGCTTGATGTGCTCAGTGTTCGGCGCGCTCATTTGGAGCGCATCGCCTATGGCTGCGGCCGGCGCAAACGAGGTAATGGCGCACATCATCGAAAAGAGCCGCGAGCGCGGTCGGGACGGATGGGGCTACCATGTCCACGAGTCCCCGAAGGACCATACAGGGGCGAACTACGAACGTCGCACGGTCGAACGCGATAAAGCGCTGCCCGACACGATGTTCTTTGAGCATTATGTCCTGGACAGTGCGGTCATGATCGGTAACATGCGAGCTGAACCGACAACCGAGTTTGTTCGTGACAAGCACGAATGGGACCAGCAGCCCTATCGTTGCGGCAAGTGGAATATCGTTCACAACGGCACGATCGCAAACGACAAGGAACTCCGTACCGGAAAGCTTCATACCGCAATTGACAGCGCTGCAATCGCTGAGATACTTGAGCTGCTTGACGTGCCTGATGCTGCACCGCCGGAGGAGCAATTCGCGTTCGCAATCAAGAAGCTCAAGGGCAGCTATGCAATCCTCGCGACGCACGACGATCTGCCTGATACCATGTTCGCCGCAGTCAACTACAGGCCGCTCTGGTTTGGCGCAGCTACGAACGGCGTCTTCTTCGCTAGCTCGCGGGACTACTTTCCCGAAGTGCTAGTGCCGCAGATGCTCGAACCCTATAGCGTCTGGATGTTCACACCAAACCTCAAGCACCGGCTCGACGTTGCTCCCCCGCCGAACAAGCGTGCGCTCGTGGTATGCAGCGGCGGGCTCGACAGCGTCGTTGCGGCAGCGTGGGCGAAAGCGGAGGGCTATCAGGTTAGCCTACTTCACTTCCGCTATGGCAGTCGCGCGGAGGGTCCCGAGGACAAAGCAATATGGGCTGTAGCCGAAGCGCTGAAAGTAGGCGTCTGGACACGCGATATGTATATCTACGAGGACACCGACTCCCCGTTGCTCCAGAAGGACAGCGCGATTGCCGGCGGGGAGGAAGGGGCGGAGTTCGCTCACGAATGGGTGCCCGCCAGGAACCTGATGATGCTATCGCACGCCACTGCAATGGCGGAAGCAAAGGGGTTCGGCACGCTGATCCTCGGGAACAACCTCGAAGAGGCGGGTGCCTATCCCGATAACGAACCCGAGTTCATCCAGCGCTTCAACGACCTGCTCCCATTCGCGGTTGGAGACGGCAAGCGAGTGCGTGTGGTCATGCCCGTCGGTAATCTGATGAAGCACGAGATTGTCGCCCTGGGCACGAAGCTCGGTGCTCCGCTGCACCTGACCTGGAGCTGCTATCGCGCGGGAGAGAAGCATTGCGGCACCTGTGGCCCTTGCTTCATGCGCCGCACCGCATTCGCGATCAACAATTTACCCGAAGTTATCGAATATGAAGGAGGGAAATAACTGTGCATTTCGTCACAAAGACCTACGGCCATGAGTGTGGCCTTTCCGCTTGCTTTCGTCAGCATCGTGCCTCATCTCACTGCCAGTTCCTTCACGGCTATCCGTTGAGCTTCAAGTTCACGTTTGCTGCTAGCGAACTGGACGAGAACGGATGGGTGATCAACTTCGGCGGGCTGAAGCCCCTCAAAAAGTGGCTCGAGGACCAGTTTGACCACAAGCTGCTCGTCGCCCAAGACGATCCGGCGCTTGAACGTCTGCTGTCGCTCGGTGACGGCCGCGGGCGTTTTGATAGCGCTCCGCTTGCGCAAATTAACGTGGTCGAAGCAGTCGGCTGCGAAGCGTTTGCCACCATGGCGTGGAAGCGCGCCGAACAGTTACTCGACGAAATGGAACTATCGGGGCGCGTTACACTCACCGAGGTCGAAGTTCGCGAACATGGCGCCAACGGCGTCATCTATACGGGGCCGCGCTGATGCAATACACAAACAATCAGGTCGCAGTTTTGGCGCAGGAAGCTGCGCTCAAGATCGAAGCTCGCTTCAAGGACCAGCCGAATCGCGCTGTGAAGGTCTATGCGGTGCCGCGCGGAGGCATTCCTGCCGCCTACGCTATCGCAGCGGAGACTGAGCTCACCTTTACCTTTACCGCGAACCCGCAGGAAGCCGATATTATCATCGACGACCTTATTGACAGCGGGACGACCTCCGATCGACCCGAGTTCGCCGGCAAGCCCTTCTATGTTCTGGTCGACAAGCGCGCCTGGGAACACGGTGACGATTGGATCATCTGGCCGTGGGAAGGGGATTCAGTCGGCAGTATCGAGGACAACGTGCGCCGCCTACTGCAATATGCCGGTGACGATCCCACGCGCGAAGGGTTGCATGAAACCCCTGCGCGAGTCAGCAAAGCGTGGAAGTTCTGGTGCAGCGGATACGGTGCTGATATTGGTGCTATCCTCAAGACGTTCGAGGACGGTGCCGAAGGTTGTGACGAGATGGTCGTCGTGAAGGACATTCCGTTCTACTCTCATTGTGAGCACCATCTTGCAGCAATCTTCGGAACTGCAACGATCGCCTACCTCCCGAACGGAAAGATCGTCGGCCTGAGTAAGCTGAACCGATTGCTGGATGCGTTTGCTCGCCGCTTGCAGGTGCAAGAACGAATGACAGCGCAAGTCGCCGATGCTCTGATGCAGCACCTGAGTCCCCTCGGCTGCGGCATTGTGGTCAAGGCGCGCCATATGTGCATGGAATCGCGAGGCGTCTGTCAGCAGGGGCACCACACAGTCACGTCGGCACTTCGCGGTCTCTTCAAGGAGGACTCCTCGGTTCGATCCGAGTTCCTTGCGCTTGCGAGGTAAGCGGCCAGCTGCTAGGGTAACGCTATGCACATCTACATGGCCGCCGTTTATTCAAACAGCTACCCGAAGGGGATGAACCGCTACGTCAAATTGAGCGAGCGGGAGCGGGAGATTCTTGAGGGTCTCCCGCACATCCTCGAGTCGTGGCACTACGTCGGCAAGCAATCCTTTGTTGACCACATGCGGGCTAACGGCGCCCAGGTCTTCCTCGACTCTGGTGCGTTCTCCGCATACACGCTAGGCGTTGAACTGTCGGTGCGGGACTATTGCGATTATATCCAGCGCAACGAGGACATCATCCGCAAGGAAGACGGCATCCTTATGGCGTCTGTATTGGACGGCATTGGCGACCCGTTGCAAACGTATCGGAACCAACTTGAAATGGAAGCGCGGGGCGTGACGCCGCTCCCCTGTTTCCACTTCGAGGAAGACTCACGATACCTCGATTACTATGTTGCGAACTACGAGTATATCACACTCGGCGGCATGGTGGGCGCGACAACGCAACAGCTCAGGAACTGGCTGGAGCGCGTATGGGAGAACCATCTGCTTGACGGCAGCGGGCGTGCCAAGATAAAGGTTCATGGGTTCGGTATCACCGCCGTTCCGCTGATGGAAGAATTCGATTGGTATAGCTGCGACTCGTCTTCGTGGATTCAATCCGCAGCGTTCGGCACGGTTATCATGCCGGGAGCTAGCAAGTCGAACCCTGCATGGCCCATAGCAGTGTCAACCAAATCCCCTAGCCGGCACGAATGGGGGCAGCACATCACGACCCTGTCCGAACCGGAAAAGGACTACGTCTTTAAGCTTCTCGAGGAGTATGGCTTCAACTACGAACGGCTCGGTGAGGTCTACGAGTCGCGTGCAGCCTTCAATCTTTGGGCGTTCGGTGCAGTCAACAAGCTCATGGATGAGCGGCGGCGGAACAACTACCTCGAGAAAAAACAACAAGACCTGTTCGGGACACTAGCATAATGCTCAAAGACCTAAAGTTCGTGCAGGGAGCGGTGGCGAAGAAGGACCTTCTTCCCGCAATGACGCATTTCAGGATTGAAGGTGGGCACGTCCGCAGTTTCAACGGGCAGATGGCAATCAGCAGCCCCATTGCATTCGATATCGACTGCAATCCCAAAGCCGACCAGCTTGTGAAAGCCATCACGCAATGCGAAGAGGACATTGTGCTCAGCATGACTGCTGGCGCCAAGCTTCGCGTGCAAAGCGGTCGCTTTCGGGCGTTCGTTGAAACGGTAGAAGGGGACACGGTTCATCCGCTACCCGAAGGCGATATAGTCAACTTCGATGGCGAACAGCTCCTCCAAGCGTGCAAGGTGCTCAAGCCATTTATCGGTAACGACGCGTCCCGACCGTGGGCCAACGGCATCTTGCTCCAGGGGCACTCAGCGTTCGCAACGAATAACGCCTCTTTGGCGGAATACTGGCTGGGCACCCCTGTCCCTTTCCAGATTACGATTCCGCGCTTCTGCGTTAACGAGATGCTGCGAGTTGACGAAGCGCCGTCTTATGCGCAGCTCCACGACCGCTCAATCACGTTTCACTATACCGATGGGCGGTGGATCCGCAGCCAGCTACTTGAAGGCGAGTGGCCGTTTGAGAAGATGCAGGACATCCTCAACGCTCCCTGCAAGCCGGTGCCGGTGCCACCCGAACTATTCACGGGACTCGCTACGTTGCAAAAGATGGCGGATGGGAGCAGCCGCGTCTATATGCAGAACGGCACGCTTCGGACTCACCTAGAAGACTTTACAGGCGGCGCTTACGAAGTTGACGGTTTGGATTTCGAAGGTTGCTACAACCTGTCGATCTTTGGACTGCTGAAAGACGTAGCGACTACCGCGGACTTCACCCTATACCCTTCCCCCTGCCTGTTCTTCGGCGACAAGGTGCGCGGCGCAATCATCGGGATGCGTATGTAATGCGTAACGATGCAGTCGGGTTCTTTTGGGACGATACACCTCCGCCGAAACCTCCCAAGAAGGAGAAGGAAAAGCGCCAGCCCCCGGAGCCAGTGTGGTTACGCCCTGACTACCTGCCCGGGCTAGAGGAAGCGCTACGATTTCCCGTCGAGATAATGACGATCGAGGAGCTGGTGACCGCCCGTCGCGAGCGGCAAGAGCTCCTCCAGGATACCGAGGTCTATGGCAATTACTTCCTGTCGGTATTTACAAACCTCGTCACCGGCAAGGTTGCTTACGTCGAGATGTATGAGGGCCACCCGCTCGACATCAATAAGCTCAAGTGGCTGCTCGAATCGTTCACCCTCGTTACCTTCAACGGTATCAACTACGACTTGCCTATCAACGAGATGGCGGTCGCGGGTTGCACCTGCGCTCAGCTCAAGCAAGCTTCGGATCGGATCATCCTAGAGGAGATTCGCGGGGGAGATGTCCGTCGGCAGTTCAAAGCGAAAGCGTTAAAGGTTGACCACATTGACTTGATTGAAGTCGCTCCGTTGTTCGGTTCGCTTAAGACGTATGCGGGTCGGTTGCACGCTCACAAGATGCAAGACCTTCCGTTTCACCCGTCAACATGGCTTTCGCCTGAGCAGATTGCCATCGTTCGCTGGTATTGCGTCAACGATACAGCTAATACAAAGATCCTCCGGGAATGCTTGAACGAGCAGGTCGATCTACGCTATACCCTTTCGAACGAATACAAGATTGACCTGCGCAGCAAGTCGGATGCGCAGATTGCCGAAGCTGTTATCACCGCGGAAATCAAGAAGCGGACGGGGCACCGGCCGGAGAAGATAACGGTCGACCCTGGCACCGTCTTCCACTACCAGACGCCTCCGTTCATCCAATACCGCTCCCCGCTCATGCAGTGGGCACTTGACGTCATCCAGCGTGCGCGATTCATTGTTGACTTAAACGGCAACGTCGTAATGCCGGAAGAGGTGAAGAACCTCAAGCTTGATATCAACGGTGCCATCTACCGCATGGGCATCGGCGGCTTGCATAGCAGCGAGTCAACCGCCGCGCACTACACCGACAAGGACTATATCCTTCGCGACATAGACGTCACTAGCTACTATCCGTTCATTATCTTGAACCTTGGCCTGTTCCCTCCTGCGCTCGGGCCTGTGGCGCTGCAAATCTTCCGCTCCATTGTGGATAGGCGTATCCGTGCCAAGAAGGCTGGCAACAAGCCTATCGCCGACTCGCTGAAGATTGTCATCAACGGTTGGTTCGGGAAGCAAGGCAGCAAGTATTCGATCCTCTATTCCCCGCATGGCCTGATCCAGACTACAGTGACCGGCCAGCTATCCCTGCTCATGCTGATTGAACGGTTGGAGCTAGCTGGCATCCGTGTGGTCAGCGCCAACACGGACGGCGTCGTCATTAAGTGCCCGCGCACGATGACGCACGTCATGGACGCTATTGTGAAACAGTGGGAGCTCGATACAGGGTTCCCGACAGAAGAAACTCGCTACCTTGCCCTCTATAGCAGGGACGTCAATAACTACATCGCGATCAAGCAAACCGAGAAGGATGGGCAATGGATCGAGCTCCCCGACGGAACGAAGAACAAGGGTGCCTTCAACAATCCTTGGTCGAGCAAGAAGAACCTTGCAGAGAGGCTTCACAAGAACCCGACCACGACTATCTGCGTGGAGGCTGTGGAACAGTTTTTGATCCATGGAACACCTATTGACCACACTATCCGCGCCTGCGACGATATTCGGAAGTTCGTCGTGGTGCGCAGCGTTAGCGGTGGAGCGGTCAAGGTATGGGGTCAAGTGCCGCCTGAGCACGATACGCCCGAAGACTTGGTTCGCATGGCAGGGTTCTACGAGATAGCGAAGGACTCTTGGGTTCTCGAGGGCGAGACACTGCGTGAGGCAAGATATTTGCATGTCGCCTACGACCTTGCCAAGGAGCTGACACGCTTGCCTGGTGAGACAGAGTTCGTCGGCAAGGTTGTCCGCTGGTATTACTCGAAGGACGTGCAGGGTGAGCTCGTCTACGCCAAGAGCGGGAACAAGGTGCCTCGGTCCGATGGGGCAAAGCCGTGCATGATTTTGCCCGAACAGCTCCCCGATGATATCGATTACGACTGGTATATAGCCGAATCGGTCAAGATCCTGGAGCAGATTGGCGCTATAGTTCCAACGGAGGTGGTTTAATGTCGAACAATCGCACAGGTGCTCAAAGCGAGCTAATAGCAGCAGCTTGGTTGATGGCAATGGGTTATGAGGTGTTTAGGAACCTGTCTCCGTCTGGGCCTGTTGATTTAATTGCTTGGAAGCCAGGTGAGGATATCAAGCACCTTATTGACGTTAAAACAGTCAACACACCTTATGTTCGAAGCGATGGCAAAGAGACTGTTCCAATTACACATTGCATCAATAAAACCGTAAATGGAGTTCATTGCCTTGTGATAAGCCAAGGGCAGGTCTTCGGATTTGTAAAATTGACAGCTAACCGAGAAGGTTCAAAAATATACTGGCCGTTAGGACCTTCGTTATAAGGCCGCTACAGCGCTGGCCAGCGAGCCCCGCTACTACCCCGGCGGCCACCCTGCGATCGCGCGCACAGCCGGCCCCTGCCGGCCCGCAGCATAGTTCAAGGGGTAAAATGGCCGTAGTTGCGGCGACGGTTGTTTTTGGTTTCGACGATCATTGCTAGCGCAAGGCGAGGAACCTGAATTTCGTCAGCTTTAACGGACCTAGCGGCTGCACCAAGACCGACACGCGAAATCTGCTGTTCAGTTGTCTTCCCCGCAAAACCGTTGAAGCTAAGACGTGAGACAACTTGTTGATTCGAGGTTGCAGGGTCTGGTTCAATCGTAAGAGTGAACAAGCCCTTCGCTGGATTACCGTTAAGGGTCGCAGTCGAATCTGTTGCAGCTCCAGTCTTCGAATAGCCAAAGACCCATAGGACGCCGCCGTCATGCCCGTGTCCTGACTGCCAGAGCCCTGTGACATTTGGCTGGTCAGGCAACGCGAGCGAATTCGCAGTAATATCCGTAACTTTAATCCAGTCGTCGTGGAGTGCTGCCAAGTGCAGGACGAGATCGCCCCCACGAATGTCTGCTTCCGCTATGACAGGGAACGTAACAGAATTGTCGCTCCCTTCGATCGCGCCCGCAGTCTGAAGCAATCCCGTAGTCGTGACGCCGTGAAAGGCGAACAGCACAGCATTGACGTGATCACCCGAATCGGCTATGCTGACAGAAGGTTCGGCCGCGCCTACAGCTTTGTAGAAAACTGATAGGCGTGTGTTTGCTCCGTCGTCTTGCGGACTATTTGGCGCCTCAGTAAATCCTGTCGGTGGAGCAATTACTTGACCAGACGCCGACTCGGTTGCGAGGACAAGGAAGTCGCCTTCAACCGTCCCTGTCGGTAACGTGACTGCGATTGCTACGGTGGAGGCGTTCCACGATACGCCACGGAAACCTGCTGGCATTATGCAATACTCTTCAGACCGAATTCGAGGTCAGCGTCCCCGGCATCCGTAGGAGTCCAGCTTATGCCTGTAGCAGGGTTCAGCGGGAAGTATTCTCGCACAGGAGCAAAGCCCCAGTCAAGAGGCAGGATAGTCCCAAGGTAGTCCGCCCCGCCAATACGGAACACTGGCTGAACATTCTGCGGGCCATCTTGACCGCGCAACCCATAAATTGAGATTGAAACAGTCTTGATTGTAAAGCCTGAGAAGTCCCGCGCGGCTGCCTTAAACGTCTCAAGCAGGTTAGCGGTCGTCGCGTAGATGAAATCGTTGTTGTTGAGCTGCACTTCGTCAACATCTGCTACGTCACCAGTGAAGTCGTTGTGCGTTCCATTGGTTTCCGGCAGAATAAGCTTATAGCGAAGTGAGATAGTCGATTCGTCAGCGATAATCACTTCCGAAATTCGGGTGGTATGTGTGTTGTTACGCGCTGCAAGCCAGTTAGCTTGAGCAATGCCAACAATCGATGAAAAGTCCCCTATCGCTTTAACGACCTGAACCTTGTTGATATACCATGCCAGCTCACTTGAAGCCCCATCAATCTTAACATGAACATCGTGTTGAGTGAGGGTATTAAGGCTGAACGCATCGGTTACACTGCCAAGGGAGACCCAAGTAGACCCGTTATGCCATTCGAGCACAAATGTTCGCGCGCCTGTAGTCGAATCACGAAGCCGAAGCTTTGCGGTCCCTGCTCCGTTGTAAGCATACCACATCGGCCAGTCAGTATATGTTCCGCTCTGCCTGTCATTCCAATGAATCCAGACATCGGTTTGATCTGCAAAGACAGGGCAACGCAGACCGACGTCATTATCGTTATGCTCGATGCAGTTCGGAACCCAATTCGGATCATAGGTTCCCGCAGCCGTCTGTTCGAAAGCTTGCCCGTGATACAGGAAATCCTGAACCTGATTACCAGCGAAAAGAATGTTCATATGCGGCGTCCCCTAAGAGAGAAGGCACCCGAAGCCAGCGTAGCATCCGGAGTTGCAGGACCTATAACGGTCAAAAGGTCACCGGAGACGAAGTCAACGTCGCCTCCCGTTGTGTTGAAAGTAACGACGCCCGTGGAAGCAATTGAGATTGTTCCAACTGTGCCACCATTCTGTTGAATCGTAAGCACAAAGGGGTTCGTTGTCGGATTAACACCGACCGAAGCTGCGGAACCAGCCCAGTTATCGGGGAAGGTAACGGACTCAGAGAAAACGTGGCGAACGAGGACCTCGTTGGCAACAGGACCCTCCTCGAACGCCAGCGGGACGATGTAGGGCGCTTTCACATCATAGAAAGTGATGCGGCGCGACTCCCACTTGCTGATGACCACACTGTCGCCCGCAGCCTCGTCGACGATAGTGTTTCCATCCGTCCCACCGATCGTGAGCTTGCCCGCAGTGACCGCCGTTACTACGCCGACGAACACGTTGTTCCCTGCACTGGTGAACCCTGTCACGCGGACTCGGTTGCCTACCACGAAGCCAGCAGCGACAAATCCGGCAGCGCTGTCGTTGAAGCTGTTATCGCTGTTCGTGGCGCTGATGGTCGTCGCTGCGATGGATACCGTAGTTGAGGGCTGCGAGATCTCAAGGACCTCGTCCCCTGTAATCGTGCCCGCTACAGGCAGATCTGTTATGCGCTTGATATCCATTTAACCCTCCGTTGGGCGAATAGAACCGTCCTCGGCCGCACGGTATCCTGAATCGTCGTCTAGGACACGCGCCGCGCTCTGGAGGTAAACGAATTCGTGACTAATCTTTTGCCAAGAGTATAGCATGTCGCGCACGGAGTCAAGCTCAACGCGCACGGTGCCTTCTCGACCGCTGCTCGGGTCGAACGGTCCGCCGCTGACAGCAGGTTCGAACGTCTGATCCAGCACATCGTCAACATACATAACAAGACGGTATTCAGTGCCAATCTCCGGACCAATATCGCCGAAGGTGTGGTCATATAGGGTGCCGCCGGTCTGCTGAGTGCGATCCCGGTGAGCCCAGGTGATTTCAACATCCCCGAAGTATGGCCCCTCGCCATACAGCTCACCCTCGACGCGGAAGTTGCCGGGAGCATAGGGGCGGACAGCACGTTGATTCAGCGTTACAGTGATCGGAGCTACTTCGCTAATATCGACAACACCAGCACCGCTGATCGGAGTGATCTTAACGTCGACCGTCTCGCCCGCGACGTATTCGGTCCCATCGAATCCAGCATACTGATCCCAAAACAGCATCGGCGTTCCGGCAGCGTGCTCTTGCGGGACCGTGTCAAGGATGCCACGTCCTACAGTGAGCAGGTTGTTGACCGTGTCGACAGCGTCAATGCGCAGAAGCTCGCTACCGATTTGGAAGTGCGTTCCAAGAATGATCTCTTCAGCATCAGTAAGCGCAACGACTTCAATCTCGGTTTGAATCTTTGTGATATCGTAGCGCAACAGGGCGGACGGCGCAAAGTCAAGAACACCGACGTCCTCATAGCCGTCACCTGAATCGGTCCAAATGCGGGCATTGATAGCAGATGACGGTCGGGAAGACGATGCGAAGATATAACCTATGTCTGGACCAGCCGCTAGCCTGCTTTCGGCTTCTGTATCGCCGAGGAGCTGGGCGAGCTCATAGTAGGGAGCCTCATCCGCAAGCGCGAGATCGGGGATTCCCGGCGGGCCGCCTGGATCCTCCCAATCGGAGTCTGGCACGGTGATGACCACATTGGTATCGGTGCGGAAGGTATCCTGCGAGCATTCGATACGGACCTGCCGCTTCCGCCCGTTGCCAAAGGAGATGCCTGTGACACGCATGATAACTTCGACCAAGCCCCACTTCGTCCAGCTGAGCTTGAACGCATCGCCAAGGTTGAGATCGTTAGCGGTGCTGTCGGCGTAAATGGTGCAAGACAGGAACGGTGAGGATAGGGAACGGAGATCGCGCTGGCCAGCAATGGTGGCGCTGCGAGGATTGGTGAAGCCAGGATACTGAACGGTTGTATTGATGACCGCCCCTTGCTGCTGCACCATAGCAGTGTCGGTGACCGTCAGCGAGGCGTCCTTGCCTGTCAGCGAATCCCAGTAGTTGACCGTCACAGAGTTGATTAGCTCGCCAAACGAGGCCCGCTTCGGGTCCTCGATTCGATCGATGGTGCTTTCATCCAAATGCAGAAGCGTTTCGGGATCATAATCGTCCCGAATGAGCTTCATCACATACTTGCCGGTCGTGCGTGAGACATAGACTGCTGCGTCGATATGCTTTACGATTTCGTCGACAAAGTCTTCCAGCGGGATCTGTTTGTCCCACAAGAGCGAAATACCGAGGCCTTCGTTATAGATCTGATCCGCCGCAGCCATGAAAAACGTATCGTCAATGTCGGCAGCAAGATAGCCCATCCCCCATCCCGAGTCGGTCAAGCATTCGCGAATGATATGCGCGCCGTTCATATCCCCGCCTTCGATCACCGGCGAGAAGAGGAACTGAACGCCAATCGTGTCAACTACTCGGAAAGCGATCAGACCGCCGTTAGCGTGCGGAAGCGTGATAGTATGCGTGCCGATATTGAATTGTTGGATGAATACGCCGTTGAAGTAAAGATATCCGACGTCGTCGAAGGTAGCTGTGAACGTCTGAAAGTTTTGCGGAACAATCTTACGAAACCAAGCGGTCCGCTTGTTGCCAGGAATAGGCGTGCCAGTTGAAGTTGGGCCACGGAACGGAGCTACGCCTACAGCCCAATCGCTGTCGTCGTAGTCTAGTGCGGCAGGCGCAGGATCGTTACTGCCAACATCCAGGATCTTATACTTCCATTCCGCAACACTGAAACCGCGGCCATTGATACCGGCCTTGGCTGAATACCATTGCGTCGCTCCGTCAGTAGTCTTCAAGACGCGGGTGCCGCGGAAGGACCACTTCTTCAGATACGGGTTATTGCCAAGGTAGCACTGCCTAAACACGGCACCGACGACCCCTCGATACGCAGGGATATCGTCGCCCAGTTGAGATACAAGATAGCTGTTCTGAAGTTGCGTTGGGCTACCCATCTCAATATCGATGGTTCCGCTAACGCCACCTTCACGACCGTCACCGCCGAAGAGTGACGGAGCGTTGACCACAATGGCTCCGCCGGTCGATTTGCCCTGCCAAGCAATACGCTCGTCGACCTTAGCGTGGCTTATATAGTCGATCGGGCCATGGCAAAAAATGAGATGCTGGCCGATGTAATACTTGTATCCGACTGTCTGCTTCTTGCTGCCCTTACCCATGACGCTTCCGAGCGGCCTCCACTACTTGCATCGCAAGGGCATCGCCAGTGCGGATAAATTCTTCTTCGGGTAGTCCTTCAGCTAGGAACTTGTCCCAGTCCATGCCGTGGCGCTTGAAAAAGCCGCGTGCGCCACGCGAACAAATCTTAGATGAGCGAATATCGCGCATCTGCACGATAACGGTCACTTCTTACCGCCCTTTGATTTGATTGCTACCGTCTTAAGATCGCCATACCAGACGACGTTCGGACCGTTGAAATCGCGCGTGCCAAACAGCACAGGAATTTCTAGACCTTCTTCTGCGGTCGGGGCGGTAATATCTCCGAACCCTGCGGGCTTCTGGCTCTGTGGCCTAGGAGCGGCAGCGAGCGAAAGGACCAACCCTCCGACAAAGGCGACAACAAACCAGAACATTAGACGATCGAACTCCCACCCATCGGATTCTTCAACGGGATGAAGTCGAATCCGCCGTAGTTGAGCTTATTGTTGAACTTCGTGTTGCAGGTGGCCCGGTCGTGTGCGCAGCCAGGATAGATCTTGACCGTGAACGGAAAGCCCAGGATGATAAACTTCGACAGGTTGTAAGACATCCGCTGAATGACAATCTGCTCACCCGCGTGCGAAACGATATAGGATAGGACACCGTCGTCGGTCCGTAACATCCCGCCAGTGTAATAGCCAGCAGGTTGCAGCCCTGCCTCGGTGACGGTCAGCACGGTCCCGCTAGCTGCCGTGCAAGAGGCTACCGTCGCAAAGTCTTCGGGGTTGAGGTTACACCCCTTCCCATACAAAGGGTGGCGGCAACTCTTCTGATAGCGCGCACGCAAGCCCGGGCGCCGCAAGCTGGTGAACACACTCTCGAACTTGAGAGTGATATCTTCCATGCCTGGAATGACACCGACAAGGCGTCCCTTCCAGATGGTGCTGACAATCCCTTGCTTGTTCCGTTCGAATATCGTCAACGACGCAAGAAGCTCACCGTTGTCCTGGAGCCAATGGATTGCCGCAGGGTTCGTCAGCGAGACTCGGATGTCCAGATCAGCGCGCGACAGTTCCTTGCGCTGCTCGATGTCTGA